TGCTCATCACAGCTGTAGGCGTCTCCCTAGCAGCATATGTAGATTACGGTTGGCAAGTAGTAACAACCGCAACAGCGTTAATGACAATTGTTTCAGCATCGTATTCAATTTGGGATGATCATTCGCTCTACGCTCTCATTCTCCCCACTCTCGTCGCACTCGTTTACTGGTTCATTATCTTTTGTTTCGCGGCGCGTGGGTACTACTTATATCCCTTCTTCGGGCAGGTCAGATACAATTACAAAGTTAAGAGGATGATGCCTATGAAAGAAGATGCCAGCGTTCGAGCTGATGCCCAGTCCCTCACAGAGGGCAAACATTCACGACCATTATATACCAACGTCCGATTCTTTAGGGAGTACAGACTCTTTGGTAAGTATTTTGGGTTTGCCTTCCCCTTTGCGGAGGCTGGAAGGAGGAAAGCGATCCATATCTCGTTTGAGTTGGCTCTTCAATTAATGGTACCCCGCTGTACTGGAATTGAATACTCGGATGAGATGATCGGTAATTCAATAAGTGCGATGACTAAAGCTACGCACGGCGTTAACATTGACCGGATGGGCGCCGCCTTCGGGACTTTTGAACATACAAAGCTCTTCGCTTATGCACTGGTCAAATCGATGCATGAGAAAGTGAAGACGCTTCCTTTTCCCCGAACCCCAGTAACACACGCACAGTGAGTTACGGGTACGAGCCTTGGGAGGTGGAGGTGGAGAAGTGGAGTGCAGTAAAACCCAGTTTTAAAATTAATCTTTGGAGGAAATCAATGGGATTGCGAATCGGGCAACGGCGCCCGGTTTTGGTTTCTCTGGGACCGCACTTTCACTCTGCATCTTTGCCACACCCAAATCTCGGATCCGGAACTGCACTGGTTGCTGGGGTCCTCAAGCGTTTTGCGTTTCAGCCGCCCGAGCCTAAGGATGGTATCTTGGATGAACTGGCAAAGTTCATAACCGAGAAGATCCTGTGTCGGTTGACACCGCTAAACCCTGAGACAGATGTTTCCTTTCATACCTGGATAGGGAACAAGCACGATCCAGAATGGAGACGTCAGGAACTGACTGACGTCTACCACAAACAGGTAGTATTTGGACCCGCGACCATGCGGGAAGCTAAAGTTAAGACTTTCATGAAGGATGAAGGGTACGTCAAGTATAAACAGCCGCGCGCCATCAACGCGCGGTCCGACCCCATGAAAGTCCGCCTAGGCCCCATCTTCCATGCCATAGAAGATGAAGTGTATAAGATGCCCGAATTCATAAAGCATATCCCGGTTAAAGACCGAGGAAAGTATATTGAAGAACGGTTGTACAGAGTGGGGTGTAAATATTTGACCTCGGACTTTACCTCTTATGAGTCCCTCTTCACTAAGATGCTGATGCAGCACTGTGAGAGACTACTGTATGATCACATGACAAAATACCTTCCGGACCACCGTGAATTCATGGCCATGTTTGACAAGTTCTTACTGGGCAAAAACAATCTTATATCCAGATACTTTAAGGCACAAATAGAGGCGACACGCATGTCAGGTGAGATGTGCACGAGCTTGGGAAACGGATTTTCGACCATGTGTTTCTGTTACTTTATCTTCGATAAGGTCGGATTTCTGGAGCCCGAGTTAGTGGTTGAGGGTGACGATAACGCAGCGTCAGGTTACGGCACCGCCCCTACTAAGGAAGACTTTGCCTCATTGGGCTTAGTAATCAAGATAGAAGAGTTCCAAATCTTCTCAGACATGAGCTTCTGCGGGTTGTTATTTGACCAGCAAGCTAAGCAAATTGTCACAGACCCCCTCAAAGTGATGGCCACGTTTGGGTGGGGCCCCAAGGAGTATGTGAATGCTAGGACAAGCAAATTAATGTCGCTCCTTCGGTGTAAATCCCTTAGTTTTGCACACCAATATCCGGCATGTCCGGTGGTCACGGCCCTTGCACACTACGGCCTGCGGGTAACTGCAGGCTATGATGTGCGGGCCATCGCCCAATCTCGAACTTTTGATTCCTATAAGCGTGAGCAGCTCCGGCAGGCTATGTCTGCTCCCTTAGTCAGAGAAGAGATTCATCCGAACACGCGTGCTTTGGTAGAGCGCGTGTTCAACATCAGTATCTATGATCAGTTTCGCATTGAGCGTATGCTAGACACGAAGAAAGATCTTGAACCAATCATAGACCCTGTCCTACCACATCTTGTTCACTCCGACTGGATACACTATTACCATGCATACACCAGAAACATAGACCCAAAAGCTGCTGAAGCTGGGTACTACTGGCCTAAGATCAACCGGATGGAAGAAGAAGTCATCGAGGAATGTGCCAGCCGTCCTCTG